ACGATTTTATAGAAAATGAAACTTTTTAACCATTATGCAACACTATGCAACACGAAATGCAACACGAAGATGATACAATATTAATCCCCGGCTGCCAGCCGGGGAATCTTTTTTTATGCCTTACGATTAATGGCAGCCTTTAACCGGTTATGCCAGGGAGCGCTGCTCTTCCAGCTAAAAAACGGCATATCTTTACCGTTGTTCTCCTTGTAAATCATATTCAGCACCTGTTTTTCGTCTGGATGTGATAATGGATGGATGCTTAATCCGTCAAAGTAGTACACTGGTCCTTTTCCGTCTACCTGATAAAAACACTGCATAGCTTTCTCTCCTTTGCTTTCCTTATTTTCTGTTTTTGGTGTCTCTTCTTCCTGTGGCGTGGCTGCGCCATTTACGATAGTATCAAACGGGAATTTTGTTCCCGGACAGGATGTAGCGCAGACGTCCTTGTGTTTCTGCACTTTGTCCATGCCGTATTTGGCTTTTAAATAGCCAATCAGTTCCTGTCCTGCTTTAATCTGCGCCCGTCCCATGGTTTCGGTCATGAAGTCACCCTCGAAGCAGATTCCGATACTGTCAGAGTTGTTATCGCTGGCGTGCGCACCTATTGTATCCTCAGGTCTACCACGCTCAATGGTGCCGTTTTTACGAACAACAAAGTGGTATCCAATTCCAGCCCAGCCGTTGTTTTTGTGCCAGGAATGGATGTCGGCGGCAGAGCAAGTCTTCGCTTCTGCGTGGTGCAGGATAACCCTGTTCGTTTTGGAACGTTTACTCAGAGCCGAAAAGGACAAATTCGTTTCGACAATGTTCATATGTTTTTTCCTTTCTGCCGGCTGTTGCGCCGGCGCAACTTATTTACTCTCTACTTCCGGGATACCTGCTACAGAGTTGGCAACAGATAAGATACCGGACAGCACAGAGGCAGATACTACCACCTTCCAGTCTACTGCGCTTAATACTGCCGCCGTACCTACGGTTGCCACAAAGGTCTGTGCCATGGTCTTTACGGCTCTTACCCCAGCCGCTTTAAACCACTCTTTTGTATCCACGTTTGCTTTTAATACACAATTCTTTAACATGCAATCCTCTCCTTTACTTAAAAATCATTGTCGCCACTGCCCCGGCAGCGGCTCCCACCAGTGCCAGTACAACAGATTCCCACCGCTTTGCTGGCTTTCCTTCCAGTTCTGCTACTTTTGCGGTAAGCTGTGCAAGATTCTGGTTCATAAAGCCCACTTCTTTTGTTAATCCAACCATTTCCTGTGCCAGCTGGTGGACTACGTTTACCACTCTTTCTACGTTGTCCATGCGGTGTTTTAAGGAGCCAATTTCCTTCTTTACTTCCGCAAGGGCTACCGCTGTTTCCTGTTCGTCCATGCTACACCTCTTTCTATGTATTATTTCTTTTTTGCTATTTTGGTCTTGCCCGTATCTCCATGCGCTTACCTCCTATCTTTTAATCTGGAGGCAGCACATAATTACAACGCCCAACACTGCTCCTGCAGCAAATGCCAGTACATATCCCATTATGCTGCCTCACTTTCTGCATAAGTTTCTTCTGCCAGAAGTACAAGCTTTGCATATTCCTCTTCGGAGATTCTGGACATTGCAAAGTAGACATCCAGTTTAGCAACAGCTTCGTCTTTTGTTTTGTAAAATTTCTTTTCAATCAGATTTGTCATAAGCTTTACAATTACTGTGTTGTTCATTTTTCTACCTCCATGTTATCTAAGATGTTGTTTGTGTCATTCTCTATCATGGCCGCCTGGGTGGATAACGGCATTAAAGAGAGCAGATTTGCTGTTTTCTGTATATTTGCCGTTACGAGTTCTTTTATTTTTTTATCTATATACAGCTTTGTATCTGCCACATAATCCAGCTGCATATCTGCATTTGCGTTATTGGTTACTACTGTAGTTGGATAGTAGGTGTGTAGGGATTTAAATTTCTGTTGGATTTCTTCGGGGAGTGGCTCAAATGTTGGCTCTTTTAACGTATACATCAAATATACATCGTTATTTTTTACCCACTCCTTAAATCCGGCCACTGTATTAAATCCAAAGTTTTTAATCTGTACCCAGTTTCCGGATATACCCACGCTTACCGTTGTTGTAGCGCCTTCCATTTTTGCATAATTGCAAAATCCAGTATACGGATATTTTGCAATCTTCTCAACTCTCATGCCGATTGTTGTTGGATTGTCTAATTGTGCATATTCGTTTCCGGTTATTTTGTAGTTTATTACGTTTCGTTTTACTCCAATCACGCCATTCTGTTCACAGATTTCGTCACAAACCCACTGCCGTCCTGTGCTGTCGGTGTAATTACCGCCAGACGTTACAGGGATGCCCGGGAGGCCGTCTGGTGTCTGGATTGCAAGAGATTGTTCGGCATAGGGCTCGTATGGCAGTGATGTATCTCCCAGATTAAACATAATGTCGTAAAACTCTGCCGACATACTGTTGTTGTTTATATCGAATCGGAAATACATTTTATCCCCGTCTTCTATATCCACTGTTCGCTTTCCCGCATTTCCAGTGCTCTGGTATACAGTGCCACTCTTCTTTTCTACAATCAAATACATTTCAACTGTGTTTTCTCCATTCGTTCCGCCGTAAGGTTTATTACTCTTAAAAGACAGCGTGTATTTTCCCGGCGGAAGAGATAATTTATCTGCTTCTTTGTTTAAGAAAAATACCATGTCTTCTTTACCCGTAGTGCCTTTACCAGTAAACGAGATTCTATCTCCGTTTAACGTAATCTGTTTTGCAGAATTGTTAATCTCATATCCCTTAAATTTGTTCAGAGGAAACAGATTCCCGGTGTTAATGTTTACTTTTACTTCTCCATTTCCCCCAATGCTCTTAATCTCCTTAGGGCTTTCCGGCGTTGGCGTGCCGTCCTGCTCCGACTTCCCGAAGATTCTAAGCCCCTCCATAAACGCCTCTGCGCTGTCGGCAATCTGTACCACACTACCTTTTACCGTCTCTACAATAGCCCCTGCTTTACTCTGCCGCAGGTCTGCAATGTCCTTTTTATTGGTCTGTATCTGTTCCCGGTCTGCGATAATCTCCTGGGCGGCGGCCTGGACAGCCTGTACCTGTTTTTCTCCCTCTGCGGTTACCTTCCCGGTCTGTGTTGCACCCTCTGCCTGTATCGTCTTTACAGCTTCTGTTTTTGCTGTCTCTACTGCTCCTGTAGCTGTTCTCTGTGCAGTCTGGATATCTCGCACGGCAGTTTCTCCGGCAGTCTGCACCCGGTCTGTCTGGGTCTGTCCGGCGTTGTTTACATCTGCAAGTGCCTGCTGTGCAGTTAAAATAAAATCCTGTGCAGTCTTATCTACGCTGTCCTTGTTTTCCTGTACCTGTGTGCTTAATTCCTCCACAGCTTCTTTGGCTTTCTGTACCGCTGCTCTATCCTCTGCTGTTTTCCCTGCTGCCGCCTGTGCTGCGGTGCTGGCATTTTCGGCTACCTGCTTATGTATTTCTCCCTGTTCTGCGGATGTTTCCGCCCGCGTAGCTGCTTCTTGTGCGTTTTTAGATAATTCCTCTACTTTGGCCACTTGCTCGTCTATCCCGGACACGGATTCTACCAGACGTTCTACTTCTTTTCTGTCTTCTGCCGTCTTCCGGGAATCTTCCTGGGCTTGTCCAGCGTAATACCTGGCATTATCCTCCGCTCTCTCCGGCAGGTCTTCCCGGCCATGTGCCCAGCCTTCTGCCTGCTTTTCGGATTCTGCCGCCTGCTCTGCTGCCTCCCGGACGGCCTGCACCGCCTCGTGGAAAATGTCCGGGTTATCTGTGCCGCCTGGAACTTCTGGTTTCGGTCTGGCCGTTACCTCTAAAGCAATCCGGTATTCCGTCTGGCCGCTGGTGGCATCTGTTAAAAATACAAATGCGTAGATGCTGTAATCTTTAGTGCCGTCGTTGTTTTCCAGCATACTGTCCGGGATAATCACATCTGTAACCCCGTCTTTGGTAAGCCCTATACGGGGTACGGACGTACCGCCTGTTGGCTGCAATGCAAAGTCGATTTCCACCGCCGCCGGAAGGTTTAAGCCCTGGATGCGCAGGACTTGTCCGTAATCATACTGGCTTAGGGCGCTATACTTACTTGCGCTGGTGTCTCCTGGATTAAATACCACTGTTACCATTTTCTCACCTTATTCTTTCTGCAACGCTGCTTCGACTTTCTTTTTCCACAGATTTGGTACATCTTCTAATTTCCACGCCTCTTCTGTGTTTGGATTTGTGTCCTTATTTTTAATTTTTGCAACATAAAAAGCAACCATTACGCTTTTCCTCCTTCCGCCAATTCGCCTACCACGCCACCCAGGTCTGCAATAGCCCCGTCCTGAACCACCTGTTCTGCCTTAAAGCCTTTCATTTCCTTCTCCATTGCATCCATGCGCTTTTCCATTTCTGTCTTTTCGCGGATTGCAAAGGTCGCAATTACTTTCTTTCCCTGTGTATAGTCCACGGATTTAAACAGCGGTGTTTCCAGTTTCATATTTGCATATCCTCCGGTCACCTGTTCTTCGCTTTTGTACTGCACGGTATCCAGATTCCCTTCTTTCATAAGGGCTTCTGCCACTGTTTTTAAATCTGCAAAATCTGGTACAATTACTGTGGTTTCTCCCAGGCTTGCTCCTGGTAAAATTTCGATTTCTGTATTATCTTTTAATACAATTTTTTCCATAGTTTTTTCCTTTCTTTTAAATTACAATTTTAAGTTACTTTTTGGTAAATGGTCGTTTGCCTGTAAAATCCAATTCACAAAACTCCGCTTTAATGAATAAAATCGTTTTAGGTTCCGATAAAAATACAACACTTATAGTAACCGACCAAACACTTAAATTCGTAGGTGGAGCAGCAACCGTAAATCTCAATACCATATCTTCGGCGTACCAAAAAACGGCTGGTGACGTTATTGCTCAATTATAGTCCGCAAGTGCAGCGGTAATAACGAGCGCGAATGTATCTAAAAATATCGCAACTATAAAATGTAGTAATTTATCCGGCACACCGTACGAAGGGGAAATTGCCATTACGTTACTAATATTTATGAGTTAAATTTAATTTAGTGTGTCCAAGCTTTCCACGTTCCATTATCTTTAACACGGCTATATACACCTGTGTTATCGAATGGAATAGCTATAATTGCCATGTAATTAATGGAGGTCCTAATAATAATTGCTGCCCCTGATGCATTTGTGGGGGCTGCATTAATAGATTCGCCAGTGCTGCTATATCCACGATATCGAATTATAGTAAACGAATTATCTCGAAGGGTTTCTGCGTATGTTAATATATTTGCATCATAGTCCCCTGCATTATATATTTTACCGTTCGTTAAAGCGGAGTTTAGCGCATCAACTTGTTTTTTTAATTCCCTCCCTTGTGGTGCCGCCAATGCCAAATCTGGATTTGTTCCGGCCAGGTTGTTCACTGGCGCTGCAAAAGCATGCGGCTTAAATTCTTTAACCTGCACCAGAGCATCAACGCCTTCTATGGCCGTTCCATTTAAGCGCACCCGGCAGAATGGCTTCTGCGACACTGTCACGCCAGTTCGGATGTCCATATCCCGCACAGACGGGTCTTTTGCGCCACTTGCCGCCGGGATTCCGTTTATCACTTTAAACTGTACGCTTTCCACGCCGCTTTCTTCGTTCCTCTTATATTCCAGCACTACGATGTCCCTGCGCTGCATTCCCTGGGTACCGGACTGGATTGCAATATTCTCACTTTCTCCGTATGCAATGTATACCTGTCTTCCGTCAAATACGGCCACTCCGTCTTTTACCGTAATCTGGTTTGCAGTCTGGATGGCAGTCTCCATCCGGTTCCCTACCGGAAGGATTGCTGCTTCCCCGAAAATTCCCCGGTTAAAGTCCGCCCACTGCTCTGCTGTCACGTGGTCCTTTCCCTGGTATCCTGTTACTAATTCTATTGCCATTATTCTTCTCCTTCCACTTTGTACTCAACTGTTGCCGTTCCGGACTCCATTCTTACAATCTTCTGTACAACCGGTTTCTGCAAATATAGACCCGTTTCATAATCCCGGCCGGCAATAATATCCCCAACCTGCAGTTCCGCATCCTGCACGGACATCCTCATGGTTTTTGTGCCCATCAGTTCTTTCAAACGGTCCGTCCCGCCCTTAACGAGCTCATCCAGGCCCTCTGCATTGGACAAATCATAGACTGCCGTTCGTTCTTCCAGCCCGGCGTAATACTTCTTCTGCGATATACTGCCGTCCAGTTGAGCGTACAAATGTACCACCTGTCGGTCTTTCAGCTCTCCTTTTCCAAGGCAAATCAGATGGTTAATGCCCCGCCTGGATTCCTTTAAATTTATGGCAATTTTGCTGTCCTGGGAGTATTCAATTTCTGAGGACATATTCTGGATTGGCACCGCCGAAAGAACAACAGAAAACGGCTCATTTGAGCCGCCTTGTTTTACCTCTATATTTATTCTGGCGCCTTTCCGCTTAAGCATCTTTACAAAGCCGCTCAGGGCATCCGTATACCGGTCAAACTGGTATGTTCCTACATCTATACCGCTTGCTGTTTCCGGAATGGTAAACAGGTTATCAAAAGCGCCATTCAGCACCTGCCGCATCACGTCATGGGCGTCCCCTTTTACAACTCTGTAGTCCTGCCCGACCGGAGGTTCTATAATAAATTCCTGCAGGAATCTCCGGAAGGCATTTCCCGTCCAGATTTCTTCTTCCTCATTCGTCCACAGGTCTTTTTCCTCTATCAGAGCGCCATATTCTGTGCCGGGGCAGATTAAATACATACCGAAATCCAAAAGGCCTTTTTCGCAGGTTATCTCTACGTCGTTGGTATCTCCAACATCAAAATCAAAAGATGCGGAATCTGGAAGTCTTCCTATTTCCTTTTTTTCTGCATTACAGATTATAAACTCCATCTTGGCTCACTCCTCTCGTCATAAAGCAAAATATCAAATCCAAATCCTCCCGACCAGTTCACTGTCTGTACGCCGGGCAGGATTTTCTGGAACACGGAATACTCTTTCCCCCTGGAATTGTACAAGTTTGTTTCTTCTCCCAAACGGCCAATCTTTTTCACAGTTCCGGCCGCGCTGTCGATTATAACACGCTCCCCCTCGTATATTGTGGTATTTACAACGTAGGGGTGGCCTGCAATTAAAATGCTGGGGGTGTCTACAAAGCCGTAAATCGTAAGAATAAAATTACTTTCCGAAAAGGCCGTTGTATTGTCTATGGTTCTCCTGCCGCGGGGCTTTACAAAATCAAAGGGAAGGTCAAGTTGCGGATACCTTACCTTTCTGTCGGACCGGCGCAGGAAATCAAAAGAAAATTCTCGCAACGCAGCCTGGTTATCCATAGCCTCCCCGGTATAAATTTCACCTGTCTCTACTGGAATTTGTTCCCCGGCGCCCGAATCCATAACTTCCGGAAGAAATTGGTACAAGGTTTCTTTTCGCCAAAACGGATTGGCTTCTATCAATTTCAATGTATTCTCCATGGAATATCCACTTTCCCACTCTTCTTTTTCGCTGGCGTAAATAAAACAGGAAATATAATATTCTCCAAAGTAAAATCTTCCCGGTTTCTTTTTTAATACATCTTTCTCAAACACTTCATGTAGTGCGTCAACATTTCTTTCGTATTCTGCCTGTTCTTTCCCGAAAATAGTTATCGTAAACCCTTTCTCCTGTATCGTCTTTCTTAATTCGCCGATACATTTCCCGGACAAAGTGTATTCCCAGGAATAATTCAAAAAATCTCCTGTCTGCATCCAATAGGGAGGTTTGTCTAAATTTACAATCTTACCGTCTGCGCCTGCTTGATAATAAATTCTCACTTTTTAACCTCCCTTACCGCTCTTCCGAATTCTCTGCTATTTATAACAAACTTAAACTCTTCCATTCTATCGTTTATCACTTCCGCAACCGCTTTTCCGATTGCCTGGACTTCTTTGTCTGACAGCCTGTCCCTTTCATCAGAAATCATATGCTGCACATGGATGTTCTGACTGGTTATCTGCCGGGTGACACGGTTGGTATTCATTGCCATAACTTCACGCATACGAGCAGTAATTTCAGGCATATCCATAGAATTCAATGCTATCTTAGAAAGATTCTCTGAGGCTTTCTTAGCCATTTTTTCTTCATCTTCAATACCAAGCGCAAAACCCTCGCTAAAGTACCGCCCTACTTTTCTCATCTTCCTTGATGGAGAATGTTCGTCCAAGCTTCTTCTTGCTGCATTTAAAGCATTTATTGCAATGTTAGCTCCTGCTACTGCGGCTCTCCCAATCCAACTTTCAATGCCATTGATAAATCCTGCGCCAAAATCTGAACCAGGTCCATAACCATCATAGGAACGCGCGCCTGAATTAGCTTCTTCCGATAATAACGTTCCTGCCAAATTAGCTCCCCATTCGTTGTTCTCTAGTCCGGAAACATACTGCCTTCCTTGGTTTTCACCAGTAGCACCAGTATCTGCCGACCCCATTCCAGCGTTTGCCGCATTTGATAACTGGCATGACGTTGAATCAATACTCCATTTATTGCTTCCCAGACCGCTGTTATATTCCGAACTTTTGTCCGCTCCTGTCCTTTGGGTATTGGCACTTCCAAGCAGTGTATTAGAGGAATCTGCAATCTTTCTCGATGTGAGGTCTATGCTGCTCTTATTACTTCCGACTCCTAAATCATACTCTTTAGATTTTCGACTTCCTGTGCCCTGGGTGTCTGCAGAGCCCAACCTTTCATTGGAGGAGTCAGCAATATCCTTAGAAGTCTGTTCGATTTTCTTTCTGTTACTTCCAACCCCATTGTCATACTCTTTGGATTTTCGGCTTCCCGTGCCCCGTGTATCAGCGCTTCCTAACTGTTTATTGGAAGAATCGGCAATGTTTTTGGAAGTCTTATCTATATCACCTTTTGTACCAGCCAGTCCTTGGTTCACCGCACTCCCTGAGTTTTCTCCCGTCTGTTCAAATTCTCCGGACTTAGAATCTATGGTATCCATTGCGGACTGCGCAAGGTCTTCCATTACCTTCACCATGTGCGGTGTTGTTTCCGCAAATCCTTGTGCAGCGCTGTCACCTGCTCTTCCGGTGGATTCTTTGGCTTTTCCCTGGAATTTATCCAGTTCTGTTTTAGACTTATCCACCATTTGCTTTGCAGAATCCACCATGGCTTGCGTTACTCCGGGAGTTCCATCTTCTACAGCCTTTTGCATAGCCTTATAGTTGTCTTTCATATTTTTGACTTGTTTTTTTAGGCTGTCTTTTGTTCCCGTTTCTGCAGTAACGAAGCTATTTTGGATATTCTGCATCGCCTCTTCTATCTTGTCAGATTCTCCAGAAATAATTGCACTGGATAATCCCTCATAGTTCTGAATTGTAGCATTATATCCTACATAGGTAGCTTCGGCCTCTTTCAAAGCTTTTTTTGTTTCATCATACGCAGTTTTTGCTTCATCTGCTGCCTTATAGATTTCCCGGCTGGCAATCTGGTGAGCGTTTGCAGCTTCTGGCGAATTTTTTAAAATTTCCTGATACTCTTCCTGTGCTTTCTTCGCTGCCGCCTGTGTATCATTGTACTTTTTCTGGGCTTCATTGTATTCTGCCAGTTTATCCGTATAGCTTTTAAGGGCACTGTCTTTCCCCTTAATTGCTTCGGTATATGCTTCTTCATTGGCATTTAAAAGAGCCTCTGCTTTCTTCTTTTCAATAATCTGGTCTATGGAAGTTCCCAAATTCCCATTTGCCTGGATAATCTCCCATATTTTATCTTTTTCTATACCAAGAGCTTCAGATAACTGGTTCACAATAAAATTTGCCCGGTCCTCATATCCAGCTTTTACTTGTCCATTGGAATCAATCAGTCCCTCTAATTCATCTTGTAATTCTGCAAGATATCCATATTCTGCATCGATGCTTTCCATGGACTCTTTTCTTGCAGAATCCAATTCTTTGTATGCCTCATACTGTTTATGGATTTCTTCGTTGGCTTTCTTCTGTTCCTCTGTTAAAGCATACTGAGATTCTTTGGAATCATCTGTAGCTAATTTATAGACCGTCAGCCCAGCTGCCAAGGCCCCAACCGCTGTAATCACAAGCCCTATTGGATTCGCATTCATAACCGCATTCCAGGCTGTCTGTGCGGCTGTTGCGAGAGATATCTTACCTGTTAATAAACCAACCACAGTCTGTCCGGCTGTCAGGGTCGCATTGGATTTAATTCCTGATTCCATGGCAATGAGCTGCGCTGCATTAAACACATCTACTGCGTCCGAAGCTGTTTTCCAGGCTTTTGCCCCTTTGTTCAAAGCTCCCGTTGTCTCTGTGATAACTTTATAGCCTTTAAACGCTGTAAAAGCAGCCGTTGCAGATGCCGCAACTACATCCAGATTCTCTGCCGCAAAGTCCAACCCTTTTGTCAAAGGAGGTAAAGCTTTTTCTGCCAGATTTCCTGCTGCAGCTATCAAATTATCAAAGGTAGTAACAAGCGTTTTTCCTGCCTTTTTCAGTCCCCCGGAATTTAAAGAATCGGATATTGCGTCAATAGCCTTATCCACTGGTTTTTCCAACTTAGCCGGCAATAAATCCGTTAATCCTCCTGCCAGAGTTTTAGCCATATCTCCTGCAGCGCCAGTCAGTTTCTTTTTGTTTTTTCCGATTCCCTTTGTAAAGGATTCTACAAAATCAATAGCAACGTCCACCATATCAGGTGCATGTTCAGCCGCTTTTACAGCAAGATTCGCAAATTCATCGCCTGCCGTTTCAACAGCTTTATCCAACCCACCTTTTTCAAACGCTGCTGTAATATTATTAATACTCTCCGTAGCTGTTTCTGCGGTTTCCTTTAAGCTATCCGATACGCTTTCATAAAAGACAATCCCCAGACTCTCTGCAGAACCGCCAAGCTGCTCTATGGCACCTTTCAAGTTATCCTGCATAGTATCAGCAGCTTTCTTTGCCGCGCCGTCACAGTTTTCATAAGACTTTGTCAGTTCTGACAAGTTGCCTTCCCCTTCATTTATAAGGGCCAGCATGCCTGACAACGCTTCCTGTCCATACAGAGTTACCAGGTAATTATTCTTCTGCTCATCCGTCATTCCGCTAAATGCACCCTGAAGCATACCTACCTGTTCACTTAGGGACTTCATTTTTCCATTGGAATCATAGAAGGAAATCCCCAGTTCCTCCATTGCGTCTGTCATATCGTCTGTAGGCTTGGAAAGTCTTGACAATGCACCTCTCAACGTGGTGCCCGCCTGTGAGCCTTTAATACCTGCATTTGACATAATGCCAATCGCTGCTGCGGTTTCCTCGAAACTGATACCAGCTGCCCTTGCGAGGGGTGCAGCATACTTCATTGCTTCTCCGGTGTCTGAAACCGCCGCATTGGTACGGTTTGCATTTTCTGCCAGCACATCAGCCACATGTCCAGCCTGTTCTGCTTCCAGACCAAACCCTCTCAGAGTAGAGGCGGCAATATCGGAACTGTTCGCCAAATCCTCTCCCGAAGCCGCTGCCATATCCAGGAGTCCCGGCATGGCTTCTATAATTTCGTTGGTTGTAAATCCGGCAGATGCCAGATTCTCCATTCCTTCTGCTGCTTCACCAGAAGAAAATGCAGTTTCAGCCCCCAGTTTGATAGCCTGGTCTTTTAACTTCTCAAACTCTTCTCCTGTTGCACCGGAAATAGCCTTCACACGGGACATCTGCGCTTCAAAATCTGAGCCAGTCTTTACAGCTGCAAGACCAATTCCTTCAAGAGCAACGCTTGTCCCAGTAATTGCTGTTATCGCTGTTTTTAATCCCTTGGAAGCTAATTTCCCAATTTTTGAAACTGCATTTCCAATTCCTGTACTGGATAACTTCCATTCATTTTCAGCGTAATTTGCAGCCTGTTCTGCACTTCTTCCCATTGCACTGAACTCACGTTTTGCCACAGACGATGATATTGATGAACTTCTTTCTATTTCACTCCATGCTTTCTTAAAAGCATCACTGGCGCTCATACCTTGCTTTCGATACTCAGCCGCCATACTGGCAGCTTGCGCCTTCATAGATTTTTCTGATTTCTTAAGTCCTTTTTCTATCCCTGAGGAGTCAAGGTCTGTCTCAATTACCACTTTCCCGTCTGCCATTTACTCACCGCCTTTTAATAGTCCCGTAATATCTTCACCCTTCATAAGCGCTTCTTCGATTTGCTTCAACCTCTCATCCTCCTGCCCGCTGTGCTTTCTATCCAGACCATAATACTGTTGCATAGCCTTGTAAAAAGCCCGCTCTTCCTTAGACAGATGTTTTGAGGATGTATCTCTTGTCCTGTACTCAATTACTTTGGAGAGTCGGGTATTCTCCCCCAAATTTTCCAGGAGAATCATAAACCGCCACCAGTGCATATTTTCATTTTGCAAATCAATACCATACTGCTGCTGAAATCCTGCGTAAATAAGTTCTGCATCCTTTTGGAAATCAAATGGCTGTTTATTGTTAATTCCTGCAATCTTCCTGGGGAAACTCTTCTTTTCCTTTTCCCTCCCACAAGAGAAGAACCAGAACATCTTTTCAATATGTTCCTCTGTGTAATACCTGCATTTTTTATAAAATTTTCCAAGCATTTCCAGAAGCCCCCCCTGGGTAAGTTCCTGGCTATTTTCTATAATTTCATTGCAGGCCAAGGCAGTGCGGAAATCATAGCATATGGGACAGCTTCTTCCATGTACTTCCAGCTCTGTAGGAAATTGTCTCATTAAGATATTCATTATTTCACCTTCATTTTAGAAAGAATCTCCTTATATTCGTCCTGCTGCCGTATCTGCTCGGAAATCAGTTGTTCATAAGCCCTCATGCAGGATAAGAGGTTATTCCCAGTTCCGCAAACCTTTTTTCCCGTTCCCGCTCCGAAGACTGCATCAAACATACTCTTCACCCTCTGGCACATATACACGGCCTTCTCATGCTCCGTACCTTCCGGTGTATCTTCTTTGATTGTCTTCATTTTGTCCAATTCCTGGAAGTATCTCTCTTTTATGTCTTCTGCATCTGCATCAAACAATTCAAATTCCAACTCTACTCCATTAATCTTCATGGCTGTTCTCCTTTCTTCTGCCTTTTGCTTGCCACCCTGCGAACCAAGGCTTGTTCAGCAGGGGGAATTACTCCCCCTGCGCCGTGAAAGCCTTTGTCTTTGTATCAAAAGTGCCCATCTCCCAATCAGAAACTGCCAGAAGATTACCGGAACCCTGCATTTCTCCGTCATTATCTGCAAATTCAGATACTTCTACAGCAACTCTTCTGCGTTTTGCTTCGTAACTTCCTTCTTTTTCAGTTACTGGTTTTTCCAAGTATACCAATACATAATTAGTTTCTGCCTCTGCGCCAGTTTTTTCGTTTTCTCCGATTCCTGCGATAAATTCAATGGCCTTTTCAGAACGAATCAGGTCAAATTCTAATGGTGCGGTCCATTCATAGGAACCAATGGTCTGTGTTGCCGATTTCTGATTTACATATCTTTTGGAAGAGGTCTGGGCTGACGGTGAATCATCTAACTGGGTCACACCAAATCCCAGCAGCTCATACTGTGCCTGGCTTGCGCCTCCGGATACGTCTAAATATCCCGGATGCTGCCAGCGTCCCACTACTCCATTTTTAGCGCTTTCTGCAAAAAGCTGTAAATTCATTCTCTTCATTTTCTCTTACCTCCGCTTATAATAAACAAATTGACACTGTATCCTGTACTGGCACTTGTTTTCCTGTGCCGCGTATAAATATCCGTCTGTGATTGCTCGGATGGATTTGCTCTCCAGTTTCCCAGATAACTGTGGAAGTGTACCGTTTTCTGTGCATTCCTCCAGCCAGTCTGCAAATTTTTCATAGAACTCTGATGTGTCCTGATTTTCTTCTGGACCATACCATTCTCTGGAGCAAAGTGAGAACACATATTGCCGAAGGGTATCTCCGTTGGTGTAGCGCTTTAAAATAGGCTCTGCCGGAGTGCTTTCAATGCAATACGCCGTTGCATCCTCTTCCAGATTGTCAAAATCCACCTTCGGAAACATACTTTCAAAGCCCTGTAAAAACGGACATGTCTTAATAAAATCCGTAATCTTTCCTGCAATACTCATTTCATTTTCCCTCCGCAGAACTTCGCTGTTGCCTGCACAATCTCTTTTCCACGGTCAGCCCAGCACCGTTCCGTCCAATGGCTCCCGGCCTGTGGATGCTTCGTTCTGTTCTTTCCCTTGTTCTCATAATATTGCCGCCTTGCATAAGGGGCATTATAAGTAATAGTGCTTGGCGTTTCTGTTACAGAATCGTTGGACAAGTACCCAGACAAGAATGGAACATAGGGCGTGGACAATCTCCTCACTTCATGAGTAAAGAAGTGCTGTCCTCTTCCGTTTTTATTCAGGTTCCTTTTTAATAAGATTTTATCTGTAGGGTCTATCTGCAATTTAATCTTCGCCATTCAGGAACCACCACCTATCCTTATGTGTTTGGAAGAACCAAAAAAGTTCTCAGAATGGCTAAGTATTTTCCCAACCGTCCCTGAGAATTCCTTTTTAATATCTCCAATTCCTTCCACTTCTCCCTTGTTCCATTCCCCTACCAGGAAGAAATCTCCGTTTTGTACGGTCCAGTGTCCCCCTGGGCTTGCAAGCTCCTTAAAGTCATTTTCCGGCAGCCATTCCCCGCATTCCTCATAAGGAATCCTGATTTTGTATTCATCTGCACTTAAAAGTCCCTTATCCCCCACACTGCTTTTCTGGTTTGTATAGAACCAGGCTTTTTTAATTACATGTGGAATGTAATTAAACGACCTGCTTGTCCGGTTGGGAAAGCGGCTAAAAATCGTAATAACTGCATTTGTGAGCATTACAATTCACCCCCGCATACAAAAGTCCGGTGTGTGAAAGATATCGCCTGATAATGGCATAAGCCTTCTTCTGCAGAGAATTCGTGGCATTCTTCCCAGCTTCGGCTTCTGTGGCATAGGTTACAGAATACCCATCGGTATTTTCAGATTGTACTTCTCTGCCATCGTGCTCTGCCTTTCGGCAATCTTCCTGATAAATCACCTCTGCGACCTCACACAGGCACATCTGTACCAGTTCCAGTGTATCGGCCTGCGGCTCCCTGTGCATGAGGTTGTTCAGGTATGTATTGGCCTTTAAAACAGGCTGTTTAAATTCCAGCTCATCGGAAATTATCTTCCCACCGTACTCATTTACATAAAAATCAAATGTCACCTTTATCATTTTTCTTGACCCTTGCCTTTCTCCCCTCCGGCAGCTGGGGCTGCATTGCCGGAGGGGATTACTCCCCCGCCTTTAATGAGCAGTAAATACCTGCTAATTTATTTTCATAGACATGTGCATACAGGTTATAGTTTCTGTACTTAAACACATGAGAGTCTCCCTCTTGGTCCTGATCAGGACTAAAGTACTTCACAAACTGCTCCATCGCAGAAACAACCGCTGATTTTTCTACACACAGGAAGTTAATTGATTTTCCGTCTGCCGCTTTTGCAAATCCATACTCTGTTTTTCCAGCTTTTAAGTCAATTTTTGTATACATTCTGGACTGTGGCACTTTAATCACCTGCGAAAAACGACTCAATACTTCTTTGGATTTATAGGAGTCCATATCACTCAGCATGCCTAAAAGTGTCGGTGTAATAAATAAAATTCTGTTTTCTTCAACAACTTCGTCTTCATCCATCTTATTAGTACATGCCCGGAGTGCTGCTACTACTGCCTCACCAGTATCAAGTGTTTCCTCTTTTTTGCTAATCCCGTCAGTTCCCGCAATCTTTGCGATTCTTGCGGCGTCTGTTTCCGGCGCTACATGGAGTCGCATAAATTCCCCTGACAGTTTCGCAAACGGAAGACCTAACGACTCCGCATTGTCTAAACGATCAATTCTTAAGTCCTGCGAACGTTCTTTGTCATATTTAATAGTTTCCCACGTTAAGGTTGTATTTCCTTTTGTATATCCGCTTTTACGATCAAAATCTCCTAACGCAGACATATCAAGTTTCGCAATCTTGATTTCGCCGTTTCCACCTTTTTTCGCTACTGTCTCATCGCCATCAAGTACAGATGTCTTCGCTTCCGCTTTATACTTCTGATCTAACAGCGGCAGATAAATTGTTGATAATTCAATGTTATTCATTCTTTTTACCTCTCTCTTTCTTATTTTTCTTCCGGAAGTCCCATTGCTGCACGGATTGCTGCTGTTGCGCTATTGCCGCCACCTCCGCTTGTTGGACCAGTCGGATTGTTGATAGGTTCATTGGCACCAAACAAAAAAGCATTATCCTTTTTCACGTTGTCAAAAGCTGCCGCAATATCCGCATCCTGATTCTGTGATTTTTTTAGGTTTTCCACATCCAGATACGGCATCACTGCTTTTAATGCGCGGGCTCCTGCTTTTTTTGCTGCCTCCTGAAGTTTCCCGGTAAATTCATAATTCGCCTGAATATCCGCTTTCTCCTGTTCAGACTGTTCAAATTTCGCTCTATACTCTTCGACCTTTGCTTTTACATCATCGTAATCCTTAAAGCCTTCAATAGTCTGATTTGCGGTATCCAGCTGCTGTTGAGTTGTTTCCAGTTCCTGCACCTTTGTATCGTATTCAGACTTCGGAATATAGCCTTTTATTTTCTCATCCCATGCAGAGACAATCTGATCTGCATGTTCTTCTGATACACCAAGTGCGATTAATTCTTCTTTTTTCATTTTGTGTGCTCCTCTCTTCTGTTCTTTTACGTCTTCCAGAAAAAGACAATAAAATAAGACGCATAACCCTGCGCCTAAAAGGGAGATATCTGGATCACCTCCTCTCTACTGATAGCCTCTTACCATCAAAGCAAACCGTATCACCGATTTTGGCTGTCTGGTCATTTATTTTCACCTTTCCTTTCTTAAAAACAGGTATAAAAATACCACTCACTCCGAAGAATGAATGGCCTTTATATAACTTTTTCAATATCATCTATGGTAATATCAACGGTTTCCCAATCAGCAGGCGGGTTTCCGACATCTGCAATAAAAGTCTTATCATCCAACACTTCCATGATGTCAGCTTTCCTCCCATCTTTCAGGAGAACCGTATCAAATTCCTTTATCTCCACATCTATACCTCCTTCAAATAAGCACTTGTCATACTTACTTCGCCATTCGGCCTTTGTATCCATCCAACTACTACATTTGCAGGATTATTCTTTAATCCCATCAATACCATTTTTTGTTCGTATCTTTGACCATGCCCGTCAAATCCTTTCTTAACAGCCGGATACTTTACAGCTCCTTTTTGAATCGCATCCCGGAATTCCTGCCAATTTTCTATGCTATAACCTAAACGGCTTGAAATTGCTCTTCCTTTGGCCAGTCCGTTGGGGTGTTCACCGTCAAACAGATATTTTGTAAATTTCCCTTCCGGAAGGATTACATTTTCGGCATTTGGCAGCTTATTCTCAGTATTCTTCAACAGCTCTATTCTTCGCTCATAATCTAGCTTAATAATACTGAACTTCTCAGGCTCATTATACTTCATCTGCCGGAACTTCTCAAGGCTTCCAATATCATCTCCTAAGATATTTTTATAATGCTTATACTGGCTACTGTCTCTACCTGCATTTCTAAGCATTTCAGGGGTGTACTTCCTGTTCTGTTCCCTTGTATTTGTTGCCAGCCTTCCATTTATATCCATGTAAATTCTTTCACGTTGCTGCTTTACTCCCATCTTGTTGCAAAATTTAGCGTATTCATGCAGCTGTGCTTGATATCTTGCCTTTTCTATCGTTATTTCGTCTGCATCTACCCCTCCACTCTTTAGTCCGGCTATCTTAGACCGCTGTGCCCGCATTACTGTTTCCATCTGCCGCTGCTTCTGGGTTATGCCGTATGTATCCAGTTCTTTTCCTTTCCAGTATCGTGTTCGGCTTTCTAATTCGTTTTGCTCATCCAGCCATTCATCACTCCACTGTCTTTCAGATGCACCAACAACAAAGGGATAAAAGTCATGATAACAATTCGCTCCCTGCAAACCGGTCACAGTCCCAAGTCCACACACACTAACAAGTTCCTCATAGCTGTAAACTTTCCCCTGCCATACTCTGTGCGTTGGTCTTGCCCCTGCGTGCCAATCCACTTCAAAGTGATTGGTTCCCAGCTTCTTTGCATTATAAAGGTTTAGCTGGCCTGTAATCTGTGAAACTCCAGTTAAAATGCTTCTGCGGACTGCTACCGGAACTCTATTGATATGCCCTGTCGCATAATCTACAGTTCTAAGTCCGCTGTTTGTCATTTGGGTTACAACCCGTCTTATTACAGTATTGTAGTCAAACGCGCCGCTTATGAGGTCCATAATGGCTGCATCTACATACTTTTGATAATATTCCGAGAACGGAGTAAAAACTCTTTTATTTCCCATTAAAACAGAATAACCATAAGACTGTGCAAGATTTTTCAACGCATCCTGCGTCTGCTTGCTTACTGCTGCTGATATCTGTTTCAGCTGTTCATTTTCTTCTGCCGGGATAAATTTCTGATTAACCTGCTCATAAATGCTCTTATCCCTTGCATACTGCCATTCTGCTATATCATCATAGAGTTTAAACATTTCCGGATAAGTAGCATTTAGGGCTTCTTTCAAGATACGTTCAACCTCTTCTGTGGATTTTCCCATCTCCACCAGCCTGTTAATCTGATAATCTGCAGTAGAAGTGATTTTTCCAGCTTTTTTTATTCTTCTGACAATATCCTCAATGATACGATTTTCTGCTTCCAGCCATATATGCTCCATTCTCAGGGACATTTTATCTGTATCAGGTTTCTTCATGTTATCACTCCATTACCCCGTTTACTTCGGGAAGCTTTTTCTCTGCTTCTTCCTCTGTTTCTCCGTACCATTTCGCTCTATATTCTGCCAACGACATGACACCCATGCTAACATCCTGCCTGTCCTGCTGCCGTTCTGCCTCTTCATCCGTAAGAATGGAATCATTAAATTTACATTTCAATTCATACCCTGATGTATACAGACCATTGTAAAATGCAACACCCGCCACAAAATCTTCCAGACAGAGTTTCAATTTTTCTTGGATGGCTGTTACGCGATTGTATTTCCGGGCTTTGGATGATTTTATTTCCGTTGCGGTCTTATCAACATACTGCACATCAGACAGATCGCCATAAGCCAGCCCGACAGAAAATTCAATCAGCCGGTAATATTTTTCTAGTCCATTAATAAATCCTTGTTCCCTGAGTTCTGGGGAAAACTCTTTAAATAATTCTTTGTCACCATCTTCGATATCCAGCCCTTTGTACAGTCTGTTGTTTAATTTAGACAAAAATGTTTTTACTTTTCCGTCTTCCCTGCGTACATGCCTTAATGCTCTATTATCTACATGGATTGCCCTTTCTCCAGATTCAAATTCCCAATCAAGTCTCGCGCCCTGAATATCAGCCTTCCTGATCTGGTCAATGGCCGAATCAAAGATAGAGACGCCACAAGGCGATCCATCGATTTTATTTTTAATTGGCACCCTGAAATATCCAAAATCCATCTGTGTCATGCCGGGATACATAACATCCTCAGGATAATGCGCCCATTCTTCAACATACGCAAGAGGAATCTCCATTCCCACACTGCTTGGCGATGTACTCTTATACGCTTTATTCCGTATCCGTAGATTGCCTTCTCTAATATCATGTCTTTCTGCACGAATATAATAATCTGATACTCCATTCTGCTTTACCTGAATAAACAGACAATCATCCGGCTTTCCCGTATCGTCAAAATGTACTGGAATAAATTTATCAGCTGTAATATATTCGGCTTTCCCTTCTCCCAGCGGCTTTATAATAAAAGAGCCTAATGCAAGACCGTCCTGAAGATTTTCATTCAGTTCCTCGATTGATTCCAGTAAAATACTATTCAGTTTTTCATCGCTTACGGAAACTTCCATTTCATTCAGCGCAACATCCGCAAATTCCCGGCAGATTCCCTGCTCAATCCTTAAGGATGTTATGTAATCACTGTTTTCACACCACGGCGCATGTCCAGTAAGCATGGCGTTCCATCCATTGATTTTCTCAAGCATTTCTTCCGTCAGAGCTACCTCTTTACCGGCCATCCTCTGTATTGTTGTCATTGTAAACATCTGCGCCACCCCCTTAATCCAATTTTTTATTTTTTCAAACATCTTCCACCTCTTGTATCAGATATTTTATATCTCTTTCTATGGTGTATTCCCAGGCATCCAGGCTGTCAATATCTGTGCTGCCATCATCCAGGCGCTCATCCTTATCTTTTACCTCTGTATCCCACACAGCCTCAGAAAAGGCAGTTTCCAGACTTTCGCAATCCTTAGTAAGAAAAAACCGCCCTGCTCCCATAAGCTTGACGGTACAACGGATTCGGTCTGTAATTGTTTTCTTTTTTGCCGGCTTTACGGATATCCATGGAAACTCTCTTTCTACGGCATTCCTAATAGAATTTCCCAGAACGGTTTCGGCATTGTCCCAGAATACGGATTCCACATTACAGTATTCTACATAATCTCCATGTTTTACAATCACGCCATACTGGTCTATAACCTCTTGGACAAATTCACAAAACAATTCATCCAACTTATTGCTGTCAATGTCCTCTTTTTCATCCTTCGCCTTAATCCTCCTGGATTTCAAAGCAATGACATCTCTGTAATTATCTGTATAGCCCCTTGCAACGAAGGAATGGCCCGACTGGTTTCCGCCAAAGTCCAGTCCTATCTCAATAGATGTGATATCTTCTTTCCGGAACTGCTTCTGTTCCAAATCCTGTGACAACTCATCCATTACTTCGCACCGGAAAGCAGCAGGGTTGTCTGCGAATCTTTTGTAAATTGCTCCTGCAGCACGCTTCCACAGGCCAAGGATTAAACGGTCATAGTAGATCGTGCCCTCATATTCCTTGCAGATTTGTTCAACATATGCTTCTGGAAGAAATGGATTGTCAAAAATTGTATAGCGCTGCAAGTAAATATCCAGTTCTTCATTATCCAAAAACTCTTTAAGCCAGTGTGTTGGATGCTCTGGGTTGCAACTTCCATCAAAGCAGGAATACTGCTTGTCCAGACGGGATTTTAACATCTGGAACACTTCCTTGTTCCACTTTGCCACCTCGTCCCCATAGCAGTATTTTATACTGGAACCCTGTATTTTTGCTACCTGGCTGACTTTCTCAGCTCCAAGGCAATACACATCTTCGCTACATATTCTTGCCACATTCCGGTTATTGATAGTGCCTATCAGTTTATCTGTGTAGATTTCCCTCATGGGCTGTAGCACGTTTCGCTCTATAGATTCCTTTGATACACCGAGAATAACATTTAGCCCTGGCTTTCCAGTACGCTCTCTAATACGAAAAGGTACCACAAATGCTGTATCTACATAAGATTTTCCGGAACGAACTGCCCCGGATTTAAAATTCCAGCGGTGTGTAGCATTCACAATATATTCATTCTGCTTCCTGCTTAACTGCATTATCATGCAACTCCTTTAATATGCTGTCCAGCTTCTCAATGGCTTCCTCTGTCTCATTCTCTCCAGTGACTGCCTGTTTCCTTGCCTTCTTGAGTTCGGTATCTGCTTCACGATTTCGTCTGTTTTCATCTGGTTCAGAAGACTGCCCAGCATATTTAGCAACAAAGGTAGCTGCCTTTGTATTTCCGGCCATTGCTTCTTTGATTTGCGCTGCCAGCATGGCACTCTCAAGGGTGCTTTCAAGCCCCAGGGATTCCAGAACAGGGGTCCATTCTGGATTATCTATTTTAGCAGTCAAGAGAAGATTTAAAGTCTTTCGGAAGTCCGCCTTCCTTCGCCTGGCTTCTCCGCTGGCTTTTCCTGCTATTCTTGCTAATTCCCGGCGTTCTTTCGGCGTTCGATTGCTGTTTGCATCCTTTATGTTTTCATAGCCTGCCATCACCTCACCTTCCTATCGTTTAATTTTAATGGACCCTCTGGGATTCGAACCCAGGACTGCCCGGTTATGAGCCGGGTACTCTAACCTGCTGAGTTAAGGGTCCATAAGAAAAGACACCTGACTGCTGCCAGATGCCTTGTGCTGAAAGTGTTTGCCACAGTCAGCTGGTTTATAATTCTTTCTCGACAAATTGGAAAGCCAGGAATCGAACCTGAGACATATAGATTAAAAGTCTACCGCTCTACCAACTGAGCTACTTTCCAAACTCGCAACCCACATGCGCCGATTGCCAGTTGCTTGATGGTTTCCAGCCTTTTCTCGACTGATTTTGATATGGCAGTAGCATGACCATGAAGCAGACTGCCTGCTGCCGGCTCCACACAATAAAATACCTATAGATAAAGGATGATTGACGGTTTTTGTAAGTCTCTCCCGTGTAAGAGCCACCTTGCAGGCGATACCGTCTGAGCCTAATACAGCAGCAGAACTGTGACGTCCTGCTGCCATTCTATACATACGAAGGAGTCAAAACCAACATAGGAAGTTGTTACCTTTGTTTCAACTTTACCCGATACCATAATATCATGGAATGTCGGTTAATTTGTGGTCCAATTTCAATAAATTTAAAATTGCGTAGAATTTCTTCCTGGTTCCATAGAAATCCTTTCTGCACATAGGAATCTTTCCCTGTTCATCATCATACTCCACAAATTCATACGAAAGTCCCAAAGTAACCGATTTCAGTATGTACCTCCATATTCCCGGATTTGCCCTTATAGCAGCTTCCTCTATCATAGCGCAATCTCTTTTGTAGATTTCATTTTCTATTGCCTGGTTCTCTACCTGGCTTCCTGTGTTATGCGCTTTCGGCTGGCCATCATATTGCATGGCCGATATCCCGTATTTTATCTTGCTTTTCTTTTCGTCATATTGTAGGCAGAAGGCTTTTAATTCTTTGTAGCGGTTCTTAGATATCCCATAATCCTCCCAGGTCATGTCTCGTAATCTTTTACCTATTGGTATCACCTCTTTCTTTTAAAAAAATCACTCCACCGGAAGCTTTCTCGGAATCCTTTGCTATCTTCCAGGGTTACGATGTGCGCATATACGCCTACCACTTTCATTTTTTTACGCTTCTTTTCCCATTTTTCGCTACTGGCATTATCTGGCGGGCGCTCCACCAAAACTTTATAAATCTCCCCGCGATATACTCCATGTTTTCGTTCCAGTGCTCTGGTCTTTTCTTCCTGCCGAATCCCCCACATGGCCTGTGTGGGTGTCGGGTCACTGTATCCTTCGTTGTTTCGCATATTTTCTCCTTTCATGCACGCTTCGCACACCTGCCGCCCTTCTGGGATTATATCCCTGCAGCATATACATCTGTCTTCCATACTATCACTCCCTCCGGCTGAATCGGTTTCTTATGTGTTCCCGGAATCGTCCTGCTGCCGTCTGGCAGTCTTCCCGGGGAGTTATTAAATGTCCCCGGTGTTGGCAGTAGCAATCTCCTGTTTGTAGGTCTGTTTTACATTTGTTACAGTTGTTGCAGTTCATAGGTCTCCTTCCTTAAATTTCAGCATTCCATTTCAGAATCGGCACTCCGCAGTCCGAATCTTCTGTATTTGCAAAATAGCTTTCCGCACCAGGCAATGGATAATATCCGCCTCCCGCGAATTTGATTATCCCAGATATGTCTCTCCCCATTCCGCCGCACTTACAGCGAATAACGAATGGAGAAGGTTTGTGTTCCTCGCCGAACTCTTCAATGCCTTTCTCCAGATACATTATCCATTCACGTCCGCATGTCTCACATTTATATTTCATCGCGCCATGAACAAGTATTTCCTCTTTTTTCAGCGCCTCCTCTTCCTGTGTCTCTTCCAGTTGTCTCTCCATTCTCTTTTTCATTCTTTTTAAAGTATTGCTCATTCCCAACCTCCCACTAAACAAGAAGTTTTGCTAATTCCTCATCACTCATATTCCGAATTCTGTCCGCATTTGTTGGCTTGTGGTCTGAAATAATCTCAATCATATAGCTGCACCTCCCATTACTTTTTAAAACTTATGGCTCCAGCAATTGCAAACAATCCTGATGCAATAAGGGCTACTTTTGCTTGTCCACCACTAAGCATCCAACCAACCAGTAGAATAACTGTAATTACATATCCCATTATTTTGATTCACTCCTTTTTTTAAATACTAATCTCTTATCCACTCCAAATGTCCTTTCTCTACATCGTCTATTGAATAACAATATCCACAACTCCAGTAAGAAAGAAATTCTAACGGAATGACCTCAACGAGATTATCTTTTGTTACTTCCCTTACCTGACAAATTGTCCCTTTTTGAATTAATTCAACAGGTTCTCCTACTCCATTTACTGTTAAGCCAGTTATTTTCACCGTATCACCGACTTTTATCATCAGTCTCACCTTCTTTCATTTTTTTCAATGCTTTATCAGCTTCTTCTCGTGTTAGAAATATACTTTTTCCAAAATCTTTTAACTGACTTACAATAGCTCCTATGCTCATTACTGGCTCTAAAATATATTCTTGATAATCATTACAATTAACACACTTACCATCGCATAAATCGGCCTCAGATACACAACCGCTTACTATTTTATATACAATAGTTCCTGGTTTAACAGGAAGCCCCAATAATCTGCCCTGTTCTTCTAAATCCTCGTATTTCTTAAGCCTTTCCCTTAAATCAGCAAGGCTCCACGCAAGCATATTAAAGATTGCAATAAAAGCACTTATTCCGTTTTCTGCTGGGTATTGTAAACTTTCAAACAAAATTGTGTCTAACAATTCATCGTCATTCAACTGCTCATCATATTCTCCTTCGTACTGCTCCATAATTTCTCTAATCATATTTCGCAGACTAATTTCTCTGTCGAAGTCTCTGTACCATGCTTCTCCGTCTTTAATAAACATACAGTTGTGGGAAAGTTCATACATTCCCATTTCAGATGTTTTTTTATTGCTTGTTAGTCTATTCATACTGTTTAACCTCCACTAAACTTTAATTTAATCAATTGCTTGACTCAATTCATTCCTGATTATCGTATATTTTGCAATCAATCCATCCAATGCTCCAAGTATGAATACCATTGCATTGTGTAATGCTTGTTGAGCGTCATCCGTTTTTAAGTCTTCCATCTCAATACCAATATCCCGGCAAGTCAAGAGCCAAGTTCCCGGATAATAAATGTGCCTGTGTACGGTGTATCGTATTCCCTTTACCGATATTTCATATATCCTCGGTGTTTTGTCTTTGTCTCTCTGACTATGTGTAGTAATATCTCTAATTTCCATTTGCTTCCCTCCATAAAACTTAATTTAATGCCCTTCTATTCCATGCTTCCACTGCTGTTGTTTTTAATGCGTAACTACGTGTCGCAACTCCACATTCCTTACAATACGAAAATGCTGAAATAACCTCTTTATGGAATCCATGATTGATTTTTAATATTACTTCTCCGCCACAGAATGGGCATGATTTAAGTTGCTCGCTCATTTCTCTTCCTCCTAAACTTTAATTTAATAAATCAACTTGGTTCCGCATTCAGGACAATGTTTTGGTTTCATATCAGCATAATCATCATTCCTAGCCACTCCGTAACCACAATACGGGCACTGAATTTCGTCATCCGCATCATCTCCCTCAAAATCAACCGGAATTCCATCCATATACCGTTTTTTCATCTTTCCTACGGATTCTTTTGCTTCCTGTACAAACGCTGTCGCCTCCTCCAGAAGTTCCGCTGTACCCTCTACTTCTCTACCGTATGGTTCTTTACGATATAATTCCGCATATGCTTTTAATTTCTTAATCAATTCTTCCATTTCTTCCTCCACAAAATTTCAGATACTGTAATCATTTACCTCTATTCCCAGTGCCACATATCCTTCTGCCAATCCTACGAATCTATCATCCAGAATATAGGTTATTGTTGCAAAAATCGTTCTTCCAGAATATTTTATATTGTCCCACTCTCTCAGGAGTATGTTATCCCCTTTCTTAAAGTTGCGGTCATTTTTTCGGATTTCAAATTTCTTATTCCCATCCAATATTGCATCAAAATACTGGGGATAAATTTTTAATTCATGTAATTGATTTTCCATTCTGTACCTCCACTAAATTTCAGTTTAGAATAAGGATAACTGCATCCCTACATTTTCCTGTTCTTTTTTTCTTAAAATTTCTTTCGCCACATTCAGGCATTCCAAATACGTATTACAGTACCCTGTTTCCTGCTTCGGTTCCGCATACTTCCTTAGCTCTTTTCTTGTATCATCCCAAATAAATTTCTCGCCGCTTATATCTAACATTCGTCTATTTCCACATTGGTACTCCGTCATCTGATTCAAATATAGGTTGGCCGCAATATCGTCTGTAACAGTAATGCCAAGTAGGCTGCCAATCATTTCATTTTTGTCTTTAAAATGAGTTGATTCCATTTTTTCGGCCGGTTTGCTCATTAATGCGTATTCATATTTTTCACCACCTATATTTCTGTCCTGAATGTAATACAGCCTACCAAATGCCACGCATTTTGGACAATGCCCGTTTTCGCTTCTGAAAACATAGTTCATATTCTCCCTCCACTAAAGGTTGTTTTTGTTTATAACTCCTTCGCTCGTCCAAATGCTTTCATCATCTCCGTTGCACGATATAATTCCGCAACATCTCCACGTAAATCATCCTCCCAGTATTTTGATGTATCATCGCTCATGCACTTAAGTATCAACGCATAATAATCTTCTTCGTATTCTCGTGCAGCTTCACGTATATCTTCCAGCGTGAGTTTTCCGCGTTCTTTTCTTACTATAAGCATCCAGTTTCCTGCCGCATCGTATGTTATTTCGCAACTTACTCCCTTTTTCATCATTCACCTCCACTAAAACTTAATTTTCTGTATAATACATACAGTCTCCAGTACACTCTTTATATCCTAAAGGGCACTCTTTTATATCCAACGGGCTCCTCTTATCCTCATCCAACTCACAACACGCTCCATCAGGGAGACAATAGATTTCAACTTCATTCTGTGTCATAATCATATTCTTATTTTTTTACCTCCGCCAAATCTACTTTTACTGATGATGAGATTACGCAAGCCGGGGCGCACCGCCCAGCGTTGGTCGCGACGTCGTAGTAGAGGAAGCCGGACGCGCTGTGGCAAACAGCTACGCTGTATTCCCAACCTCTATCTGGAGTGGACCACGGAGTACACAACCAATACCATTCGTCAAATACTTCCTTCGGAAGATATTGGTTGTATTTACGCCATTCGTCAAATGTCAGCGGTCTTACACGGCAATTACAGCTTCCGTATGTTTTCTGACCGTCCATCGTAGTCAGAGCAATTTCTTCAGTAAAAATATTGTCTTCTCCGAAAATCACTGCAAACTCTTCATACACTTCTGTGTCGCAATATCCTTTCAGATCAGAGATTTTATAATCTGGTCGATTGCCTGCATCAAACTCCATATCTTCGCCGTAATATCCATTTAAACAGATTCTTGTCTTACCAGATTCTTGATTCAGGACGATGAATTCTCTTCCGCCTTTTGAGAATATATCTCCGGCTTTAAGGTCTGCTACAAGCACCGTTTCCTCTCTTTCCTTTTCTGCTTCCAAAATTCTTACTGCTTCATTCAAAATTTCTAATACATCACTCATTGTTTTTTCCTCCTTAAATTTCAATTTTTAGTTCCATTTACCAGCTGTTGAAAATACTCCAAACAGCACTCATAGCAACCTTTTCTATTACACATATCCGGCTCCGTATCATAAGGGCACTTGATAATTTCTGCAAGTTCCGAATCTATCTTTTCCCTAATTCTATCTCCGTTTGTAGGATTGTAGTCATCAACAATATTACTCATGTTCTACCTCACTTCCTGCCCCTACATATGCATCTATAATCTGCACATCCCAGTTTCCTGACTCTGAACAATATATTTCCAGTTTACTTCCTTCGTTGCTATTAAGGTATAATTCAATCAGGCTTAAACAGGCATTTACCGTATCACGGTCAACCGTCAGATTCACACCTATTGTTATATTTCCAACCTTTTTTTCTTCTCTCATCATTTCTCCTCCCGGACTTCTTTTTCTATCTGCTCGTTTGTCAGCTTCAGCAAATCGTCGCTGCTCCAAAATACTGCCCCTACAGGCGTAACCTGCATACACTCTATCCAGCTTTCTGCTTCTACTTCTTTTCCTGCATAGGTGGTTTTACGCTTACGCAGGTATTTCTTTCCTGGGGTTAATTTATTTTTGTCCATGTTCATGCCTCCATATTGTCTTCCCATCTGCGCAACAGTGCGTTCGCTAAATCCTCTTGCCCATGCTCTCGCATTAGTTCCGCTACCGCATCCACAGAAATAAACCTGTTCTTTTTCCTATTCTCCTGCTCAATCTCGCTTAAAGTGTCGATGTCGCCCCTAATTCCGCATTTCTCTTGCAGTTCCTTTGCCATATCAGATATGCGAACATAATTCTTTCCGAAACTATCCAAACTCATGCACATCTCGCTGTGCTTGTCCATCTGCTCGGAAAATCGTTTCAAGCGGACGCTACGCCATCCGTCTTCTTCGTACAGTGTCCACATAGCCATTACCTTAACCGTACACAGGATTCTCTCTGCCAGCATCCCGTACAACTCTTCTGCTGCTTTGTGCGGGATTACAGTAGATAATCCTAAAGCCCCACGGCATCTTAAATCTCTTTCCAGCCCATCAATCCCCTTGTCTTTTGCAACTCTCAGGGCGTAAGCCGCGCCCTCGTTTCTCCACTTTTCTTCTTTTTTGTTCATGGTTCCTCCTTAATTCACAGTTCGATTCCCGTCATAGCCATTAAAATCCTGTCTGTCTGCTCTTTCACAAACCTTAATGCTTCGTTCAACTCCACATCTTCCAGTTCGATTCTTCTATGCAGCATGTCTTTTTTTACCAATTCCAAAACTTCCTTAATGCTGCCAACATACCCCAAAGTCACCCGCACCGGTTCCCCTGTTTTTTTATTCGTCTTCCCTGTGTCCCTCATTACTGTGTATCCGTAATTATTAGACTGTGCACAATAATCATCAATCAGCGTTAGCATATCCTTATCCTCCATTTCTTTTATCGTATACCACCTCTGTCATGCGCTGCATATTCTCCGCATAGATATGGTCCCTCACACTCTCTTCCGGGAAATCTATCTGGTAGCAGCGCTCCTTTATCCGGTTTGTTATCCGGTCATCGTAATCCAGCTGGTTAATCGGCATGTTACTGGTAAAAATCGTTATCCGGCGCTCTACATACCGGTTATTAATAATCTGGTAAAACTTATCCTGCACCCACTGTGTGGTCTTTTCCGTCCCGAAGTCATCCACCACCAGCACTTCCGTCATAACCAGGGCGTCCAAAAGCTGGCTTTCCGTGTACTCACTATCGTTGTCGTAAGTCCGCCGTATTTCCGCCAGAATATTCATGGATGAAGCAAACTTCACGCCAGTGTCGTGTTTCTGCATAATCTCATTCGCCAGGCTGGCCGCCATTCTGGTTTTCCCGGAACCTTTTGTGCTGGAATACAAATACAGCCCCATACCCTTGTCTTTGGCCTCGTTAAACGCCACTATGTACTCTTTTATCATGGCGCAGGCAACATTTATCGTCTGCCTGCTTTCGGGACGCTTGTAGACGCTTGTACGGAACGTAGCAAGGGTCATGTCCTTAAATGCCTCCGGTATGTCTGCAAACTTTAACCGCCGCCGCATTTTGTTCTGTTCCCGGCATTTGCACGGATAGGCTTCTTCCACACCGTCCACAATCCTTGTAAGCCACTCTACGCCGCCACAGATAGGACAGATTTCAGAATCCCTCGAATTCTTGTCCGAACCCCTGTTCAACGAGCCGCTTAACATATCCCTCTTCATCTGCTGCAGCTTTTCTTCCAGTGTCATTTCGGTTCTCCTTCCTGTCGTATTTTCCCTCCAGCACCTTTGCCATGTTGCTGTCGCATACCAGCCAGTCAAACGTAGCGCTCCAATCCCTGTTGTTCTTGCCTTTCAGGAATTCCGATGCCTCCGCTTTCTCGAAAAGGGTTTTAAAATCTTCCAGGGTATAGCCAGTCCGAAGCCTTGTCCGTACAGCCTTTTTCCGCTTCTCGGACATTTTTACTAGGCGGGGATACGACCCACAAACGGAATTAAACATTTCTCGAATCGTAGCAAAAATCTGTTCTTCGGGCGAGGGCAATATACTAGGCTTTTCGTCAGAAAAGCTATATATATCTTTTTCTTCCCTTCTTCCCTTCTTCCCTTCTTCTATTGTTGTTAAACCTGTGTTACGAGCCTGTTGCTCCTGTGTTACGTATGTGTTATTTACCTTGTTATCCGACTGGTAGTTATTGTAATTATTTACTGTAATTACGCTGTATTTGGGGTGTTGTTTGACTGTTATCTCCCCTGTTAATTTTAGCTTTTTTATGGCTGTCCTTACCTGCATAATCGACAACCCTGTTTGGTCTGCCAGACTGTTGTAAGATGTCGCCATGGAGCCCCTGGGAATCTCTATCCCTTGGAATCTGCCAGTTTTCCAGTTTACGCTTATAAGCAGGTGGATAAACAGACGGCAGACATTTATGTCGGAGTACCACTCCCATTCTGTAATCTTACGGCTCAGCTTTATGTAATCCATTATCCTCACCTGCTTCTGTGCGTTCCAATTCCAGCATTGTGGTTATTTCCACTTCTACCCGTGGGGATTCTGCGTATTTCTTTGCCATGCACAGACTTACCACCTGTGTATCATCTCCATAGGCCACATCGTTTAAGGCATCCAGCACCACCTTTGCAATATTGTCGATATCTGGCTTTTTACAAGGTTTTTCGTACCCTGCCAGCATTAATGCCCTGCGCTTCTTAGAAGTGCTTTTAGGTGGCTCATAGAGCGCTGTAACGGATACATGCAAAGCCTCTTTGTTGTCATATTTTTTATCGGTAACTTCCAGGTATCTGGTCTTAATCAGATTTTCGTATAAGACTGTGTTGTCCGGTGTGTAAGATACCGACCTTTTTATTCTTGGGTTATATACTGTTCTTGCCCGTGCCTTACCCTGCGGCGCACCGGGAATGGTAAACTTTATCATTGTTGCCTCCTTTCGCCCCGGAAGCATGACCGGGGCAGCGTATTTGTGATATATTGGTAATAAGCACAAAATCGGCTTATCAGCCCGCGTATTTTATTCCGTACACATGGTACATTTCTTCAAAAGCCTGCATACCTCTTTGGTGTGCTATGGTATGGTGTTTCCTGCACAGGCAGATTTTCCGGTATTCCGAATCATCTACCTGCCGCCGGTCCCTTCCCATGCCGATTGTATCTACATGGTGTATCTCTCCCGGAAGACCACACACCGCACACTTTTTATGTTTTAAGCAGTAATACAGGTATCTTCCTATATCGTCCGTCCGGTTCACTCCTGCGTCAGACAGCGGTACGCCCTCTTTTAAGGCATATTCCAGTATGGTGTTAAGAAACTCCCGTGCAGTATCCATAGAGCAGCCAGAAAGGCTAAACGGCCTTTCTCCGGTGCGTTCCTCATGCAGAAATTTCAGCCATTCTTTCTGTTCTTCCGGAACGTATCCCGACCAGTCCGAAATATCCCGGATGGTTGCATAGATTTTCTTGCGCTGCGCCGAGGAGATATATCTGCCATCGTCAATCCGCAGTTCGCCGTATTTGGCTTTCTTGTCGGTTATGTAATAGCTTATATCCCTGTTTGGGATAACTATCTGCAGATGTGTTCCGCTGTCGTCTACACGGTACTTTTCCAGCACCACATGTTCATACATTACTGCTCACCCATTTTTCTCATAAGGACGTCGAACTGCTCTATCGTCAGTTCCTCCAGTGTCTTTGTATTAAAGAATTTACATACATTATCTACTGTTTGGTTATGCTTTGGGATACAAGCCTCCAGTGTCTTAACCTGCGCTTTTGTAAGCAACTTCGGTTTCTCTGCTGGAAGGTCTTCCCCGGAGTAGATGTAAAGCCCTAATCCGAACATTGCAATGTTTTTAACCAGACAGCGCATAATTGCCGTGTTAATATCAAACATAGTCGCTGGTTCCACTTCTTTATCCTTGTATTCTCCTGTCCATTTTCCGTATTGGTAGTCTTTTACCTTGTAAGTATAGCTGCTGCTTTTCATGGCCTTGTTTGCCCCATCCATAACCGGCAGCCACATTTCTCTTTCAATTCCATCAATCTCCATGGAAGTCATTACCAGATACCCTAAGTTTTCATCGTACAGATACGGCTTGCCGTCAAAAGTTCGAATACGATATTGTGCAGAAGGGTATTTTTTCATAACTTCCGCCCACGCCCACGCCCAGGACAGATATGTAAGATTATTCTTCTGTTCCGTGTGCTCATTTACATTTACGCAATATAATTCGTCAAATACAGACACCTACTCATCCTCCTTATGTACCCAGTTGCCGGAGTAATACCACTCCACCAGCATTTCTTTAAATTCTTCCTGCTCTTCTTCCGTGCCGCTTAGGCAACGTTCTAACGCATAGTCAAAAGCCTGTTCGTCTTCTACGCACGTCCCTCGCTCCGAACATATCCCAACATACATTACTGCACCTCCGGTTCTCCCGAAAAGCGTATGCTCTGGGGGTCTATATTGTCCTTCCACTTTTCAGTGCGACTTAAGGGCCTGTACTTGTATGCTGTATCTCTACTTTCTTCTATTCTTAATATCTCATAGTCCCCTGCTCTCATACTTATATACCCGTCCGGACAGATATGAGCATGTATATCAACATTTCTTTCTTTGCATACCTTAGCCATCTGCAACGCAGCATTTCGCAGATACACCATAACGTCTCCGTCACTCATTTTCTCAAACACCTTGACTTTCCTACCTTTCTGCCTTAAAATGGCAATGTATATTTTTTATTTGTTGCCCACCCGGGTTGCCGCCCGGCGGGCTTTTTTTTATTTTTTCTTCCCATTTCCTGACATTCTCCAGCAGCTTGTACAACATAACAAACACCACGCCTGCGCCGAATATCTGCACAAACAGTGGGTCACTCTCTGGCATTTTAAAAACGGTATTAAATACCAGGACAATTCCCAAAAGTGCTTCTGTTATGGATTCTCTGTGCATATCTCCTCACCTCACAATCTTCAATCTTTCTTCCTCTGGTATTTCCAGACCATCCATGATTTTCCACAGTTCTCCCAGTGTTGCTGTTTCCGGCATATGAATGCGCTTATGCAGCGTGCTGTATTTCATACCGATTTTCTTTGCCAGTGCTTTCTGGTCTGTATTCTGGCTCAGGATTGCTATTTTCAGAACCTTTGTTACGCTCGCTTCTCTAGCTTGCGTTTCAGTTAAATATACTGCTGGCATGCTGCCACCTCCCTTCTTGTGTTTTTCTGAACGAAAATTAAATCATTCACGCTTCCTTCTTACTCTCACAACACTCTAATCCCTCTACAATTTCTTTAGCCTCTTTAATATTTTGAAACGTTGCTGCTGTTTGAAAGCCGTTATATGTCAGATATTCTAGCGAGAAGTCTCCGATTCCATATAAACTTGAATTTCCTCTGTTTAATCTGCTAGCAAAATCACATGCCTCACTTCCGAATATTTTTTTGCTGCATATTTAGGAATAACATCTATGTTTCCAACTAAAATACGTTCCTTGTTAAATAATTTTTGTACTTCATCTTTATTAAGCATAATTAAACCTCCTACTCCAAGAAATACTCATTGCCTTTTGCTATTATTTCTCCTATACTTTAATTACCGAGTACCAGTCGCAATAATTATGAAAGGAGTAATTACATGCGTTTAGATTTAGATTGTATCCACTCCATACTTGTTTCTCTTGCCGACAATCTACAACCTGATGAATACGGAGATATCTCTCCAATCAATCCCTTGGAACTTTATCAGTCAGAGTTATCTCAATATTCACAAAATGAAGTTCTATACTGGATTCGTCAGTTAATGGACTCCAATATCATTGTTGCAGGAAGAAAGTATGTTTCTGAACCACTTCCGCAAATTAAGGACTTATCAATGACCGGATACCAGTTCATTGAATCTGTCGGGTCTAAATCTGTATGGGATAAAGTAAAGCCTAAACTATTGGAATTCTCTTTCAACTCACTCTTTACCCTCATTCAAAAGTGTATCGAACTGGGAATTTCCTATATTGGGTAAAATAGTAACGTCCATTTCAAGGAGTAAAGTCGCCTTGTTTTCATTTTCATAATGTGCAAGTTTATACGCTCTTACTCCTTCAAGTGGTTTCCCATCCAGGCACACACCATGCTCATTAATTTCTACTTTATGCAGCATATCTTCCTCACCTGCTTTCTACTCTAAGAAATACTCAATAGGTTTATCCAGTTTTTTTGATACTGCTCTTAATTTATCCACGCTTGGGCAATGCTTACTCCACTTATAAACACTCCCTCTGGTAAATTCCAATTCCTCCTCTAAAGCAGAAATTGTAATTCCCTTTTCTTTACACGCAGTTTTGATATTATCGTAAATAGGCAACTCTTCACATCCTTTCTTTTTTCGCAAAATTTTACGTTTATGTATTGACAAGTTACGCAAAATATTCTATATTTGAAGTACCACCAACAAACATTAAATATCGCATTTTTATTTTAGATATTCGCAATATCTTGCGTAACTTATACCTTTATTATACACAAGATTTTACGTATGTCAATAGTAAATTGCGCAATATTTGGAGGATTTACTATGGGACTTTATGAAAATGTCAGAGAAGCAGCTAAAGAAAAGGGGTACTCTATAAACAGGCTTGAAAAAGAACTCGGTTTTGCAAGGAGCTATATAGGCAAATTTAAAACAATAACTCCTAGTATTGATAAAATACAAAAAATAGCTGACTTTTTAGATGTTACAACTGATTACCTTATGTCGGGAGATAAAGCCGAAAATAATCTGACTGCCAGAGACAACAGGGATATTGCCAAAGATTTAGATTCTATAATGGCTAAATTGTCAAGCAAAGAAGACGGGCCAGTATCTTACAATGGAGAAAATCTATCAGATGAATCTATGGATTTATTCAAAGAAGAATTAGAAATAGCATTGAAACGTCTGAAACTAATTAATAAGGAAAAGTACAATCCGAATAAAAACAAAAAGTAGGTGTATGCAAATGCGAAAAGACATAAAACGTATGGTCGCTTACTACATAAGAAAAGTTGGAACAAATGACCCGTTTAAAATTGCAGAGTATTTGGGGATTTTATATCAAATCGGAAACATTAACTGTGAAGGCTGCTATATGTTTCTCAAAAATCATAGATATATATTTTTGAATCAAAACCTTTCCAATCAAGAAATGTATCTTGTTATGGCACATGAATTAGGTCATGCGCTCTTGCACAGGAAGGAAAATTGTTACTTTATCCGTAATAAAACATTTTTATCTACAGCATGGATAGAAAAAGAAGCAAATACATTTGCAGCCGAGCTACTCATACCAGATTCACTCATATATGAGAATCCAGGCATGACAAAAAATCAGTTGGCAAGATTGGCTGGATACAATGAAAAGATTATGGATTTTAAAAGAATTGATTAATTCGCCACTGGCGTTTCGATAAAATATCTATGAGGAGAAATTTATTATGAAAAAGAATATTTTATCCATTGCTATTCTCTCGACAATATTGTTTTTTTCAGGGTGCAGGAATGCAGAAAAAGAATCGTCCTCCAAAGAGTTAAGCGAAAACATTTCATTTTCTCATGAGTTTGATGCTGATTCTAATAGTCAAGAGAATTTGTTTGCTATTTCTTATCAGGTACCTATTTCTTGGGAACATCCAAATACAGATAGTGGATATTATTATCCCGAAAACGGAATGCTTTATGTAAGCACAGATGCATCTCTATTCCAATTAACTGATTCCAACAAGCAAAGCGATTACATAGATGGTTTTGGTTCAAACATAGATGAATTTCAAGAAATAGATAGATATACTACAACTATAAACGGCGTAGATGCCCTAGCTTTTGAATTTACTGGAATAATATCCCAAGAGCATGTTAAAGGAAAAAGTTATGTGCTTATTTATGATAATTTATTATACTGTTTTATA